GTTCCAGATGTAGATGCCACGCAAGACACCATTGGCGTTGTCTTTGTCCAGGAAGCGATCACCAGCGACCATCGCTACGTCGTCAATGGTCGCGCCCGGAGCGGCCAGGTTGATCGGTGCTGTGGTGGCGGCTCGAACGCTGACTTTGTAGTCGTTATTGACCGCGCTGTCGATCATCTTCAGGATAGCCTGATAAACCTGGTTTCGAACGCCAGCCGTTGGCACGATCCCATTGTTCTCGATGATCGTTAAAAGCTCTTCCTGCAAGTCATTGAAGAAACCGGCTTCGAGGTCCGTGGGCTGAGTGCCAAGCGACAAGTCGCCGTTCCTGAAACCGTGTTTCCCTATGCCAAACAGATCGACGGCTTTTGTAGCTGTGTTAATACGATCCATAAAAGGCCTTTACGTGTACGAAAAAATGACGTTGGTATGCCCGGGCTTGCGCTCGCTGATCGGACACTCTGCAAGCGACGGCTGGTACCGTTGCAGCGGGCTATCGCAGCTGTCGTTGCAGTTCATGAATCGCGCGTTATTCGCCGGGTGCGGAAAGTTGACGCGCCAGAAGAAACGGTCGCCGTTGCTGTACAGAGAGTCATTGCAGTTTGAGTTGCAGGTGAAGCGGCGGAACTCGGTGATCGTGACGCCTGGCTCACCAAGCCTGGCGGCCAGGTCGATGAAGTAGGGACGGGACTGGCCACCCTCTTCCACTAGCCTCTGGCCGGAGATGCGCTGGCGGTCCTGCAGCGAGAGGGTCTGGTTCGCCATGCATGTATCCGGCAGGGCCAGAACCCGCTCCCAATCGGGCAGCATGTCGGTAGCCACCAACGGATCCGAAGACTGCTCCGTCAGAGACTCGAAGCGCTGCTGCGCCTTGGAAAACATACTCGCGATGGCTTCAAGCAAACGCGTGAGCTTGGCGCCAGGCTCACGTGTAAGAGCGTTACCTGGCGGTAGCAGCGCCTGGAGAGATGCCAGCCACGCTTCAGTATTCATGGAAGCCATGTGATAACTCCCATCATGGGCAGCTGCCCCGTTGTCATGGCCACATCTGCGTTTGGTACGGTCATGATGTGGTTTTCCTCGCCGGCTGCGATACTGACGGCCTCACGCAAGTGTGTGATCAGAAGCGTTCCACCAGGCTCGCCTTCCCGGCGAATCACATCGAGCAGTTCAGCGAAGACCGCCGCTCTGACGGCCGCGTCGTTGGGTGTAAGCTGAATCGTGAAATCCACTGGGGCACCGATAGGTGCCACCACAAATGCGTCAGCGGTGACCGGCCTGCGCTCATCGATATGTGCCTGCACAGTTGCCACTTCACCTGCGTCGGGGATTGGGCTCACGTCTTCATCGCGGGTGAAGCGCACGGTCACAGTGCCAGCGCCCATCTCGCCGCGCGAGGCCCAAGCGCGCGTTACGCCAGGCACTTCGAGCGCCCAATCCTCATAGTCATACAGGGAGCCTCCTTGCGGCACACGGCGCTTGCGGGCCAGAATGCGTGCACGCCAGTCCTCCGCGTCCTCGATGTCAGCACCACCAGCCAACGCTGTGAATGCGGTGACTCCCGAGTTGATGCCAGCAATCGGACTCTCCAGCTGCAGGACCGTAGCAATGGCCGCATTTCCTGCCTGGCCAGCTACTTCAGCCGTCACTTCCGCCGTAGCCGTTCCCGCCACAAGGGTGACTGGATTGACCGTTGCGAAACGCGTGCCATCTGAGCGCATCACAACAGTGCCAGCGGGGACATCCGTACCGGTGATCCCGGTGAAAGATACCGACCCCGTAGCAGGTGCCGCTTCCTTTCGTGGTACGCCCCAGCGTGCACCGTGGCGTGGTAGGTTTTCCACGTCGCAGGTATCGGCCCACACTTGTCGATTCAGATATTCGACGTACTGATATAGCGCCGATAGGCCTCCTGCGGTCACCCTATTTAACACACCGACCAGGCTGCGCCGTGCACGCGCCAGGATGCCTGGAAGGCGTGACTCAAACTCGGCCGCACCCTGGTCGATCAGCCTGGAAAGTTGGGGGCGGTCAAATGGCATCAGTGAGCCCCTGTAAAGCGTTCAGCGGCCAAACGCCAGGTCAGAGTTTCGTCATTCCACTCAAATCGGAATCGGCGATTGCTTGCTCGCAGCGATAGAACGACGTCAACGTACAGCCAACCAGTGCGTGGAACAAAGGCGGTCACTTCCAGACCATCTGCCAGTCCATCGGCGACCAACCATTGCAGAGCCTCTGCGATATATGCGCGAGCCAGTTGCATAACGCCAGGCAACTGCTTGTTACGCCCCAACAGCCACAGACGCGATCCGAAGGCATCGCCATCGACGTCGGAATAGGCGTCCGCCCACCAGCCTCGTCGGTCGTCGCCAGCATTCACCTCATGGGCCTGGGCCGTGCGGTCGCTCAAGAGCGAAAGCATCACCGCGCTTGCCAGGGTGTCTTCGACCTGCAGATCGGCACCATCGACGTCGATGTCGAGCATGCCGATCTCAGGGTTGTAGGTCAGAGCGAGGTCCATTGGCGCAGTGTCTTCAAGTGGGATGGATTGGTCGTGTAAAACGCTTTATTTACATGGATTGGTCTGGCCCGTCAGTACTGCCGCCACTCACGTTGTTCTCCGGGTGTTTGTGGCCGTTGTAGGCTGTTCGCATGTTCGACATCGTCTCGCCCGATCCGTCGCACAGATCCTTGATCTCGCCGGTAGCTTCGATTCCTGCCTCCACGCGCAGCTTGGTCAGGTTCTTCATCTTCACCAACTGCCCCGCGCCTTCTATCACGATGCCGTCGCGAGTGAGGTAGACCTTGTGGCCAAGATCGTCGTACATGGCAACCTCACCTCCCTTCATGCCCTTAAGGCGGTATCGCCGGTCGTCCACGCAAATCACCACCATGTGGTCCGTGCTGGCACCCACGGCCAGGGCGATGCCCTCGGCTCCAGGATGCGGAACGGAGGTATGACCATACTGCTGGAAGCGCTCGACCTGGTCGCGCACCACGCCGTCCTGTAGGGTGACCTGCACGACCTGCAGCTTGGCTGCATCGTTAACCAGTCCAAGCACGGCGCGCGCCACAACCAGGCGCAGGCGGTTTCCCAGGCGACGGATTGCGGTTTCGCTCATTTTCTACTGCCTCCGGGAGGCGTTCGTTCCCAACTCGCCGTGAAGCCATCGTCTTTCTTCTTTGCCTTGCGAGAATGCAGACGAGCGCGCAGGCGACTGCGGCCGACGCCGTCGATCTGGTCGAATGCCTCAGGGCGCGAGAAGGTCAGCTCTGTCAGCGCCCCTTGCTCTGTAAGCATGTAGGAGCAGGCCACGATCAGAACTTCCATGTCCATATTCATACGTGGGCTGATCACGCGCACCACCGTGTTCGGCATCCACAGCCTGCCATCGCGGCCGTTTGCCCCCATGCGCCATCCGACAACCACAGCCTTGCCCCGCTTGCCGCGCCCCATGCGAACACTGACCTCCCACTGTGCCCGGGTGCTCAGCACGGATCGGTTGTCACCATGCTCGGCCTGCAGGATCAACGGCCGGTAGCGGTCGATCTCTTCGTCCGTTGCCTCAGATTTGAGTTGTGAGATAGCCTCCGCCCAAGATTCATCGTTGCCGGAAGTCTGCGTTTTAACAATGACGCGGCTGTAGCGGTCCTTCCAACTGTGGATAGCGCTGATGCGCTTGATGTTCACACCCTCTTCAAGCGTGACACCGGTTTCAGTGTCGCTGGCCATGCCAAGCCAGATCTCGCCCAGTGGCGTGCTAGCGCAAAGGACAGAGCGCAGGCGGCAGGCCCGGTCTATCGCATCGAAGGCTCGCTCGCCGTCTTCCAGGGCAAAGGATTTGAAGGGAACCCCCTGGTTCAGCCCATCCTGCAACACGACAGGGATACCGAAAGGTGCCGCAATGTCGCGCACGATGCGTTCCAGCCTGACGTTGTGCCACTGTCCCCCCTTGTGAATTGCCGAGCAGTCCACCAAATCACCGGTTCGGTCCCTTCCTTCCACGCGGATAGAACTGCTGCTGTCGGTCAGATCGGGCTCGAACATATCAATGTGGCCTGTGATAACCACGTCGCCATCGAGCAGCACCTGGCAGGCCAGGCCCTCGCGCAGGCCGGGTGCCACGTCCACGCCGGGCCAACGATGGGTCAGCTCCAGGATGAAGCCGCCCGCGATCTGCTCGATGGAGCGTTGCACCTCCACGCGTTTCCAGCCGCCATAGGCACGGCCGCCCACCAGCAGCTCGACTCGATTGGCAGCGGTCACAGCAGAACCTCTACCGTTCCGGCCGGCACGAAGGCCGGGTTGCGCACGCTGTTGCGGATGGCAAGCTCCTCGGCACGTGTGGCATCCTGGTAGACGCGGTGGGCCAGCACCAACGCCGGCACAACAGCCATGACGGTGATGCTGGATCTCTGTTGCAGCAGCTCTGCGCGTGCAGCGACGTCACGAGTTACGGCAACGCGAAGCAATAGCAGTGCCTTGGCGGTAGCTGCATCCGGGTCAGCGCTCTCCAGCTCTATGTCAATCTGGTCCAGCAGAGCATCGCGCAGCGTCACTGCCTGATCGGCCGTTCTCACCTCGCTGTCGGCGATGGCCACAGTCAGCATGCGGGCCTGCTGAGACAGGGCCGTCCGACGCTGTAGGTCGGCGCGTGCGTTGTCGTTCACTGTGACACGTGAACGGGTGCTTCCGGCCGGCGCGCTGCTGCCGATACGATGGTTTTCCCCAAATACGATACGGAACTCAGAAAGAGCTGACAGCGGGCGGTCTACGATACCCACCAGCTGCTGTTGCAGCGACTGCAGACTCTGAACCAAGTTCAGAGGCGTGCGGACCAGATTGGTCAGGCTGGTGCTAACGCCGCCAATATCCCGCACAAGGCTGACAATATCCTCGGTACTGGTCACTTGGCGCACCGTCTTCAACATGTTTTGAAGATCTTTTGCAAAGGACTTCGCTTGCATGTCGGCCAGCACCTGCGGTCCTTCCACGTTGGAATCGACGCAGTAGGCAGACCCGGCAGCATCATCCAGCGCCTTGCAGGCCGTATCGACCTGCTTGGTGGTGTCAGTCAGAGTGTTTGGCAGCACGTTGCTGCCAGCCTCAATGAATGTGATGGTGAATCGCGCAAGGCCTCCCTCACGGGGCGACTCCTTGATACGGGCTTGGTCCTGCACGGCCACCCAGAGCACGCCCCAGCGTGGGTGGATCAGTTCGCCGGGGCCTTCCTTCTCCAAGGCAGCCCACAGCGCATCGCGTTCGGCCAGGTAGTTGTCTCCGATGACATAGCCCTCGACCGTGAAGGTACGCGCCTTGCGACCAAGGTCCTCTACAAAGGGTTCATCACGCTGCGGGAATTCATGCACAACGCTGCGTCGGCCAATGCCAAGATCAGCGTCTACCGTATGGAATGGAACTCCCCGAAAACTAGCACCCGGTGCCTGCACGGTGCGACCACCGCGCGAGAACGAGGTCTGGTGGAGTTGTTCGCGCCAGCCCATCAGAGGCCCGCCCCGGTATTGCTTTGGCCGACATCAGCCTTCATACGCGTACCGTTGAATGGCCGCACCTGATGCTGCACCGGAACGCCGGGATCAGACAACACTCGAACGACCACCTCGCCACCTACCCTGGTGTTGCTTAATGCCTCTCGGATGGCCACGGCTTCCTTGGCGTTCTCATTGCCAAACACCGCGAGTACTTTGGCGATGCCACCGCCGAGGCGGTCCGCAAAGCTGGTGTCCTCGATGCCCTTGTAGATCAGGGAACCAAGGCCATAGCCAGCCAGGCCAGCTGCGCCTGCACCTGCAGCTGTGGCGCCCAGGCCGGCCACACCCAGGGGCGCATTGCCCACCAGCAGGCCGGCTCCTACCAGGCCACGCAGGCGGGCCAGCAACCCAACCGACGCAGCGCCGCCGGCTGCCGAGCTGGCGGCGCCCAGAAGGCCACCGCCGCCATTCATCTCGGCCCAGTTCGTCACGTAGACCGGTGTCACGCCGGCAGCAGCCTCCAGGGCCTTGCCCGTGGCCACGCCGGAACCTACGCTCCCGAAGCGGCCTGCCAGGCCACGCAGCATGGGCGGCAGAAAGCGGCTGGCGGCGTAGAGACCGGCCGCACCACCCAACAGGCCAAGTCCGATCTGTCCGCCAGACAGGCCCAGTCCGCCTTGCTGCTTGCTGTCGAGCATGTGCTTGATGGCACGGCTCAAGGCATCGTTGATCGGACGCGCAAAGCCCTCGGCTGATTCACGCAGGGTGTTCTTGAGTCGTGAGGCCTGGTCGACGGCGTTGCCGGTGGCGGTGGCTAGGTCGCGCTCCAGCGTGCCGCTGGCACGGGAGATCTCGTCCTCGAACTTGCGCATATCCTCCAACTGCTTTCCCGACAGCAGCGCCTGGATGCCGCGCTGCGTATCCAGGTCGGTGTTCTGGAAGCCACCCGAAATGAAGGCGAAGCGCTGGGCATCCGTTGTCAGCGCCTGGAACTTCTTGCGCATGTCCTCCAGGATGGTCAGCGGATCGCGCCGCGCACCGCTCTTCTTGTCGAAGAACATTACGCCCAGTGCCTTCTCGGCATCCTTGGCGTACTTGGCGTTGGTGAACAGGCGCAGCGTCGAGTCGGCCAGGGTGGCCAAACGCTCGGGCTGGCGCTCCACCTGGGACAGTCCTTCGATGAAGGCCAGCGTCTTGTCGAAGGACATGCCCGCGCTCTGCGCACGTTGCGCCACGCGAGGGAAGATATTGGACAGGTTTTCCAGCTCTGCATTGCCCAGGCGGCCAGCCACCGTCATCTTGTCCAGCATCTCGGTGGCCACGCCGGCCTTTTCCAGATTCATGTTGTAGTTCGCGGCACCCACTGTCAAGGCTCCGGCCAGGATCGTGTCGCTGGCGCCCGTGACACCCCGGGCAATGTTGATGGCCTCGGCCGCCTTGATGGCTTCCTTGTACTTGAGACCGGCCTGGATCAGGCTGTTGAATCCGCCCACAGTCTCCTCAATCACTCCACCGTTACGCTTGACCATGTCGAACATGGTCTTGTAGGCCTCGGTCTGCTCCTGCGCCGACATACCGGCCGTCAGACGCACCTGGGTGAGGGTCTTTTCAAGCTGGGCCGCGTTGCGCTGCATCTGCATGAAACCGACCGACAGGCCAAGGCCGGCCATCTGCCCTTGCCAGCTGCGCGCGAATTCCTTCAGCTTGGCAAACTCGCGCTGAGCAACGCTGACGAAGCTGCGCGTTGCGCGCTCACCCTCCTGAGTCGCGCGGCGGTAGCCGGCGATATTGCCGTTGATCAGGACGCTGACGTTGTACTGGCTCATTTGTCACCCGGCTCTTAGAACTTGATCACCTCGGCCACGTAGAAATCGAACTCGGCGCGCGAGAGCTTCATAATCGTCTCTCGGCTCCAGTGCAGCTTCATGGCCAGAAGCATCACGCTTCGATGGAAGTCCGCCCGGCGGCGGACTAGGCTTCCCCCAGCGCATCGGCCTCGCTCATGGCCTGGGCGATCACGCCGAACTGATGCGGCCGCAGCGCCTTGAAGTGACTGACCACAAAGGGTCCGGTAAATTCGCCCGCCCGCACAATCTGGCGGCATGCCATCTGGAGATTGAAGGCATTTGGCTGCATGGGAGACTGCTCGCGCTCGGCATCGCACACGTCCTCCATCGTGGACGGGCGTACCTCGATCTCGCGGACTTCCTTGCCGCCCACTTTCCAGTTGAAGGGCAGCGACTTGGTGATGGTCAGACTCATATTCAGGTTCCTGTAAAGCGGTTTTCAAAGGCGCAAAAGCCACCGCTGCGGGTGGCCTGCGCAAAGCGTGGCCAGATCAGCCCTCCAGGCACTCCGTGCCCTGGAAGACAAGCGTCACCTCACCCTTGGTAAGCTCGGGCGGCTTCGCACACCATGCATCCTTGAGCGTGAAGATCTTCCCGATGTCGGTCTCGAAGGTCAGCGTGCCGCCCTTGAAGTTCTGGATCTCCTGCAGGCTGATGTCGGGGGTGAGGTTGATGGTGCAGTCCACCTGGGGAACGGCTTGCTTCTCGGTGTAGCCATCCACGCCGCTGTCCGAGTTGGCAGGTTCGCGTTCGATACCGCCCGTGTTGAGCTTTGCGCCTTCCTTGGAGCGCAGGCGCTTTCCGTTGATCGTGATGTATGCCTTGCCGGCGACTTGAGACATGGTGGGATCTCCTTAAAGGATGAATTGCACCGAGGCCGCGAATACGGCGAACTGGTTGACTACGTTGGGCGGAAGGATGGCGTTGACACGGTTGCGGTCGGTCAAGCTGCGCACCACGACCAAATCCTTCTTGAACTGCTCGAAATCCTCCAGAATCCCGACCAGTTCCAGCTGACGCCCGGTACCCAACAGGACGCCTTTGATGGTGCTTGGCGTGGCCACGGCTTGGCCCGGCGCAAAGTTGGTGCCGTCATCGGCCAGCTTATGGCGAGGGAAGTTGAAGGCTACGGCCGCGCGGAAGGCGAAGCGCATGTAATCAGTCGACCACTTCGTGTTCAGCAGCAAATAGCTCACATCTTCCAGGCCGTAGGCGTTGACTTGGTACGTTGTGACCACCGTTTCCACCAGCACGTTGCCACTCTGGTCCACTGTAAATGTGCTGCAGCCGTCACGCAGGTTCAGGTCGCGCTCCAGGCGCGTGAACTGGTCGGCCTGGGCCGGCGGCAGCAGACCGGGCAAGGCCAAGGTCCAGAACGGCAAGGCCGGATCGTTGGCACCGCTGAATTCGACCACGGCGGCGTACACGGCCGCCCAGATGTAGGGTGCCTGCGGCGGGTTTTTCACGCCCACGAAGGTACTGTGCGGGCTGTTACGCGCGCTCCCGTAGGTGGTGATCTGGCCCTGCGTGCCGTCATAGCCGAAGAACAGATGACCTGCGCGCATATCCATACCGCCCCAGCGGCTGGCCAGTTCGGCTTCGACCTTGCCCACATTGGAGGCATCGTTGTACGGCATGACGATGTCGTAGAAGGCTTCCTGGCTGATCGCCGCCAGAGCCGCGGCTACGTCCGGGTTGCCGGTGCCGGCCGTTGCCTCAGCGAACGCTAGGCCCACGCCGACTGGCAGCTTCTCGTCGGAGTAGTAGTTCGCCCGCAGATCGATGTCGGCGGTGAACTGGCCTTTGTGGCGCGCTGTCACGGTCACCACGCCTGCGGCCGAGCTGGCGGTCACCGGGCTATCCAGCCAGGCATTGATCGCAGCGGCAATGGCTGCGGCAATGGTTGCCACCGCATCGCCGGCCGAGACGCCCACGGACAGCTTCTGGCCGTTGACGTACAGAGAGATCGTGCCGGCCTGAGCCGCGGTCACCGTCACGGTAATGGTCTGCACGCCAGCCACGCCCGCGACCAGGTCATCCAGGGCGATGGCCCAGATGTCGCTGGTCTTGTTGGCCTCGCGGGCAAAGCGAAGCATCTCGTGCAGCACGCTGCCACGGCCGAACAAGGTGGCGGACTCGGCCGCGCTGTTGATGCGCTGCAGGACGCCGGCCGCGGAACTGCCGGTGGCCAGTTTGTTGCCGATGAACAGCATGCGGCGGTTCATGTTGGGAAGGCCGCGCAGCGCCTTGCTGTTGTCGATCTCGATGTACTGGCCCGGCGTGCGGATGTCAATCGGGATCGAGTTGAAGGTGATGTTGTCGGGCATGGTTCGCTCCAGTGGTTGCGGGTCGCCTTACTTGGACTTGGCGGATTTGGCCGGAGGCTCAGCCAGCACCACGTCACCATCCGCAAGTCGGCGGCGCCAGTGGCTGTCCAGGTTCACCTCCTCGCCATCGGCAGCGAGGAAGCCACCCATCGGCTTGCGGGCCTTCATGGGTGTGCCGTCCGGCATCGTGCCGGGCTTGATGAAAACGCGGTCTGCAGTGCTCATGCGGAGCCTCCTGTGAGTTGAATGTCGGCCTGTGCATCAGGTGCGTCCGTGCTGTAGTTCGGTGGCTGCTCCAGCCACTTGCCGTAATCGCCGGACATGGCATGCGGGGCGATATCGATGTCCGCATGCAGATGCTTGAAGTCGTCGAGCTGGAGATCGGTAGTGTTCTCGTCCACCTCGTAGGGAAGCTCCTGTGCCGAGCTTTCCAGGGCCACCTCCATCACGGTCAGACCGTGTTGGACGAATAGCTCATCGTCGGCAAACTCGGCGCGCTTGACGTACCAGGTCGCCTCACCGATCTTCTTGCCGTTGATCGTGCGGCAGGCCAGCGTGAAGTACTGGTCGATGCCCAGCTCCTGGCTGTTGCCCTTGCGGGCCTGGGCGCGTGAGCCCACGTTGTGGACCATGATCACCAGGGTAAAGCGCATGGTGGCCATGTCGTTGTCCACCACCAGCAGGGGAGCGGCCACGTAGATGGCCGGCGCGTCGGTACTGTACTGCGCCAGCAGCTTCTCGCTGGGCACGTTGGGGATGGCACCGACCTCGCGCAGCGTGTTCTGCAGGCCGGGCCGTGCCTTCAAAGCCGCGATCAAGGCGTTTTCATGCAAGGCAAGCATCAGCGGCCTCCCATCCGGCCGGCTTCGGCTGCCTGGACCGTGTCGACTACTACGGCCTGGATCTCGCGGCCATCTTCGGCGTTGACTCCTAGGAAAGTGCGCTCCGGCATGACAACGCGCTGGGTGCTGACCCAGCGACCGCCGACTTGGAAGCGCAGGCTCTTGGCCGTGCGCGGCCGGATCTCGCCGCCCAACTGGTGAATGCCGGCATAAACCTTGTTCGATCCCCACTCGGCTGAATTGTTGTCGGCGCGGTGCGTGATGCTGCCCAGCAGGCCGCCGTGCTGGCCCTTCTGGACCAGGGTCTGGCCGCCTCCGGCTCGCACGCGAGCGCTCGGCTTCCAGCGGGCACCATCCGGGCCGATGCCTTTCTTGAAACGCAGGCGGGTGCTGCTCTCACCGTACTGACCGATGGCGTCAAAGATGGGCCGGGGGCTTTCGCCGAGCTGACGCATGCGCGCCAGCCCAAGCTGCAGCGCCACGATACCATCGACGACGGCGGATGCGGTGACAGCCATCAGATGAACCCCCGGGATGTGTCGCGGCTCCACACCCGGCCGCCGCTTACCAGTTCGGCGCCGGCCGAGCTGGCCGGCTGCTGGCCGGTGGCGGACTCGGCGCCGAGCTGGGCGCGCCCGGCACGTACGTCATCCAGCAGCTTCATAGCCGCCGTGTGGCGGTCCTTCACCTGCTCGGTGGCGGTGTCGTCGTAGAGATAGAAGCGCGCCAGGTCGCAGGCGGTGCGCTGTAGGATGGCCGGTACCGGGCTGATCGGCAGCGTGTATCTGGCGCTGATATAGCTGTCCACGGTGTCGCGCGCATCATCCAGGGCGCGCTGTACGCGGTCCAGCGCCACCTGGCCCTGGGCCACGTCGGCCGGTTCAAAAGCGCTGGTGTTGCCGCCGCTGGCCAGGACGGTCAGCAGATCTCCAAAGACGCGCCGGGGCATCAGGCGATCGGCGCGCTGCGCGATCTCATCCGCATCGAAGCGGGTGAGCAGGTCGGTGGCGGTGGCGTAGGGCATGTTGTGGTGGATCTCTCAGGTTTAACCCCCATGAAGAGGGCCAAAACTCAGCGATCAACTGAGACTCACAGGACCGGGAGGACTTGCGCCCTAGCACCCCGGCCTGCTGACTGGCTCCCGGTGCAGCAGCTGTGCCTGGCCGCCGCATCGATCAAAGCCACTGCGGTGGGTGTTACTTCTTCTTGACATCGGGCTTGACATCAGCGGCATCTGCCTGCGGGATGTCCACGGGCGTGCACACGAGGTTGGGCTCTTTCACCAGCGACGCCGCCTGCTCCTCCGTCAGTTCGCTGAGCGGAATCACGGTCGGCTCGGCCGTGAAGATGAAACCGGCGCGGCGGAATCGCGGCGGGCGCGAGATGACCCGGATGCCCTTGCCGGCCGGGCCGGCGGGTTTGCTGTTTGCGGTTGCCATGAATTACTCCTGGTGTTGATCAGTCAGGTGGGGGAGAGTCAGGCCAGCCAGGGGCAGGTCACGACCTTGGCGGTATTGCGGTAGACGTTGTCTGCGCCGTTGGCCAGGCGCTCGGCGGTGACCACGTCCAAGGCTGCCTTCTCCAGGCTGGGCGGAACCAGCAGGATCTCGGGCGTGATGTTCAGCGGCTTGCCGCTGTCGCTCTTGAAGCTCATCATGGCCGAACGGGCAGCGCCGTAGCCTGCGGCATCCAGCGCCTGCTTGCTGGCATAGGCCAGTTGCCACAGACCGTAGCCGACATTCAGGCGCCCGTCTGCACCCCAGATGAACTCGTTCTGGAAGAAGACGTTATCGTCGTTCAGGTTGGTCTTGGAGGCGAAAGCGTAGTCCCGGCGCTTCTGCAGAATGAAGGGCTTGACCACCTTGCTGGTATCCAGCAGGTACCAGGCCGTGCCGGCTCCGCCGCCAAAGTTGCTCACGCTGACCGGCGCATCGCTCGGACCGACCGGGTGGTCGGTATCGAAGAAGTACTGGCCGTCGTAGCAGGGGGTTGCGAAGCCGGCCTGCACCAAGGCGAAGATCAGCTCATCCGGGTGCAGGGCTGCATCCATGCCCAGCTGGGTCATCAGGGGCGTGTAGACGCCGTACTGATCGTCTTCGATTTCATCGCGCTTCACGCCAACGGTGTTCTCGAAGGTCTTGTTCTTGATGGTGTAGTCGTGCAGCGTGAGGTTCTGCACCACGCGGTCGCCCAGCCACTCGCGAAACTTGGTGGTCGTTCCCATCCAACCGTATTTCTCCTCACCGGTCTTCGAGGGAACCGACATGGCGATCTTTTCCCACATGGGCTTGGCCATACCGACGCCGTTCTTGAAGGCGGCGTTGAAGGCCTGGTTGAGGATGGCCAGATTGCCCTTGTTCACGACCAGGCCGCCAAAGCCGAACAGGCTCAGGCCGCTGAGATCGTGCGGGGTTGCGGTGAGCGCAGCCAGGCCGGCCACATGGTCGGCCGGCATGGCGCCAGCCACGGCCGCGACCGAAGCCAAGGCGGCGACGGCGATGAGCATGATTTTGGAAGTGATTTTCATGAATGTTTCTCCGGTAGTTGAAGAGGGGTTGCTGCGGATCAGTTGAACTCGATCCACACGCCGCTGGCATCCACGTCGCGGACCTTGCCAGCCACGCTGCGGGTGTTGGCGCCGTTGGTCTTGGCAACCGTCTGGTCATCGACGATGTAGCAGTCGGAGCCGACGTCGGCCAGGGTGATCAGGTCGCCGGCCGCGCTGTTGGCGAAACGGAACCAGCCGTCGCGACGGTATTCCACGTTGATGGCGCCGTCCGCACCGGCCGAGTTGTCGGCGGTCTGCTCGGCCATGCCGACCGCGCGCAGCGTCGTCGACGTCGCGCCCTTGGTCAGATAGGCAGCGCCGGTCTGCGCACAGACGATGGAGCCGGCAAGGATCTTGGTGGCGGCAGCCACCGGGCCGACACCCTGTGCGCCAACTCGGCGCTGGGTGTCACGTTCTTGGGTCAGAGCAGCCATTGAGGTTTCTCCTGGAGTAGTATGAAAGTGGGTGGATCAGGCCTGGGACGGCGCCGCGGCCTTGAACTCGTCGACGGTGATGCCGGTAGCGCTGCAGATGGCCAGCACGGCGGACTCGTCCGCGGTCGGATCGGCGGGCTCCGTCCTGCCATCGGTCTGCCTCCTGCCGGCCAGGGCCGGATTGGCCGGCGTCTTGTCGATCAGGGCACGCAACTGGGCGATGTCCTTCTTGCCCACGTCGCGCCACACATCGGACACCACGCCCGAACACTTGCCCAGCGCTTCCGCGCCCTGGATCAACTGATCGACCTCGTCTCCCAGGCGGCTGGCCTGCAGGGACGCAACCTCAGTGGACAGGGTGTTGAAGCGGTCAATGCTCACCCACTTGGTGGGGTCGGGCTGTCCAGCTTGGGCGCTCAGCGCGGCCGTGGCCGCCTCGGCGGTGGTCACTTTGCCCTTGAGCGTGGCCACCTCGGCCTGCAGGCCTTCGACCTGGCTGGCCTGGATCTGCAGCGCAGACAGAGCGGTGGTGGCTTCGGCTTCGGTCGCGGATTCCGTCAGGCCCAGGGCCGTGAGCAGTGCTTTGAGGATCGGGTTCATATCGGATGACTCCTGTTGGGTGAAGAAAGCGTTTAGCCGCGCCACTGTCTCGGACGCGGCCGGATTGAGTTCGAGCAGGTTGGGGTTTCCGACAAGGCTGGCGTTGAAGACGTCCAGCACCTCACCGGTTTTTTTGTCGTAGACCAGCACAGGGCTGATGTACTTGTATTCATCAGCCTCCAGCATTTCGCGCGCTCGCTTGGTCCACTGAACATCGAGGGCATAGAGGCCATCGCCGTCTCGCCACTCGAAGCGCTGCGCCCATGCGGCAGCGGGAGCGGGCTGTCCGTTTTTCTCCGACTGCAGCGCCTGGTGCTCATAGTCGAACTGGAATTTCGTCTTGACGTGACGTGCAGTGAGGCGTGCAGCGAGTGCACGACCTTGGGCGTCAGATAGCTTCCATGTGCGGACCTCCAAGGGGCGCCCGTCGCGGCCGGAGAATTCGCCTGCGGGGACCAGATGCACGTCGGCATTGGCCTGCAGGGTTAAGGCGGCAGCGAGAAGGGCAATTGCGGTGTGCTTCATAGAAGGCCCGATCCTCGCGCGATGCCCGCCGTCGCTCTAGTAAAACTCTTTACCTCGATATAGAATTGAAAAGCGCTGTGAGGTTCGGGAAAAACGGCTTCCGATGCGAAGGCCACCGCCAAGTGGCAGACGCCATGTGAGGGTGCTGCACTCCGATGCAGACGTCGTCTCACCACAGCGCCCCTCTTCATGGGTCAATCCTCCGCAGCCCCTTGCGGCCGAAGTCAGCAGGATTGATCAGCTCCATCGACACGACCTGGTTGCCGCGCTGGCCGCGGTGGACCGGTTCATCCAGTCCCACCACCACTTTGGCCGCCCGGCCTGGCTCTTCGCTGGCGCACAGCAACACCAGGCGAGATCCGTCCAGCCAGGCTTCTCCCACTTGGCTGAGCAGCGTTGGCAGCGCAGCAACAAAAGCCATACCCGACCCCTTGCCCTTGCGCACTTCGCTGCGGCCGTCGCCCAGCAGATGGTGCAGGCGTGGTAGGTTGACACTGACCGTGGCGCGCTGCGGCTGCACACCTGCCACCTGCAGACCGGCCAGCATGGCGGGGCTGAGCACGCCCGCGACGCGCTGCGTGCCGATTTCGCGCCGCTCGCCGGCTGCATAGCGGCCGACAAACTCGCTGAACTCGGTCTGCACCAGCGGCGCCCATTGTTTGACTCCATCGGACAGCACGCGGGCGGCCGTGACGGCCGCGCTGGCGTCGGCCTTGTCCATCATGAACTTGCCGAGATTGGCGCGGCGCCCGCCCGGCGGGTAATGGAAGGCCGGGTCCACGCCAACGGGAACCTCCATCTCCTCGCCTGTGCGCTTGTTGACCACGGTACGCCACTGCTCGGGTGGCGCGGTGCCCACGGTCAGGCCTTCGCGCTCGAGCATGCGCTGGGTGTGCTGGATGACACTGCACTTGCAACCGTATTTCTTGACAGGCATGTGCGCCTGCCAGAAGGGATCGTCCGCGCGCAGCACCAGGCCGGCGTAGGCCAGGTGTTCCAGGCGCGGGTGCTCGGCCGACGACTGCACATATTCAAGGAAGGGGAAGATGGCCTTGTTGTTCTGGATGCGCTCCCACTGCCCCTCGCCGTAGGCCGTGGCCAGGTTGGTGTCATATATGCGGCGCAGGCGGCTGGGGCTGCCCAGCTGGGCCGGGCCGGTCTCGCCGGTCACCGGGTCTGTCACGTCCTGGCGGCCCCACCAGCCGCGCGCCTGCAACCGCGGCGTCAGGGTATTGCGGAAGGTTTCAAAGGTGGTGCCGTCCGCCAGGGCGGCGTCGATGCCGGCGCGAATCTCGGTCAGCAGGTCCAGCTGCATGACCTTGGCCACGGTGAACGCGGCCTGGTGTTCCTGCTGCCAGACGTCCCGGTAATCGAAGCCGATCCGGTAGCCTTTCTGCCGGAAAAAGGCGATGGCTTCGGCCGGCGGCAGGGGTTTGAGCTGGATGGCGGCCACGGTTCAGCTCAAAAAGGGGGGGCTCCCCCCCCAAAAAAAACCGGCGACAAGGCATTGAATACCGATTGAAAAGCCGCGCATCTGAAAAGTACGTGGGGTGGTAGCCGAAACGGCCCAAACCGCCCAAAAGCCCGATTTCATGCCGCCACAGGCAAAAGCACGGCGCCATGCGGGTTTGCGGGCATCTTTTCGCCTCATTTTTAAGCACCCTGACGACGCGAGGTGTTCACCCGGCCCCAGATCCGGGCCGAAAAGTTGCCCCTGGCTAGGATCTCGACCAGGCGGGCCGGGTCGATGTCCGAGATCCGCTGCTCCAGCTCGGCCTGGAAGTCCTCGAAGTTGGTCGCCGAGGCCAGGGCGGCCTCCACCGGCTCGACCAGGTCGGCCAAGCTGTTCTCCCATTCCCCCAGCATCTCCGCCGCCAGCACGTCCAGCTCATCGGCATCGGCCGTTGGCTGGGCGGCCAGGGCAGCGCGCAAGGGTTCCTGACCAGGCTGGGCAGTGGCAGGTGCGGCCGCCACCTGCAGCACGGCCTCATCATTCTTGGCCTGGGGGATTTTGAGCTTGTCGTGCGCCCAAGCGGAGGGAATGCGCATGCCGACCTTGACCAGATTGGGCACAGCGTCGGCATACAGCTTGAGGTCTTCCGGCTCCTGGGTATCGAACACCAGGCGGGGGCAGCGCCTCATGTCGGACATGCCCTTGTTGACGGCCAGGATGGGATACACCAGGGCGGCCGTGAGCGTGTAGGCGAGCTGGCGCGCGTCGCTCTTCATCAGTTCGTGCCGCACCTCGTTATGAACATTGCCCAGGGCCTGGGTGCCGTGCTGGCCTTCGCCACTGGTCAGGGTACCGCCCAGGATCACCTTGGACTCGATGGCGTCCATGCGATCAATCATGGAGTCGAATGGCTGGTCGTCGCCCTTTGCAGCCTCCTTGAAATCGATCTTCATGCCTTCGGGAACGATAGCGGCGGCGTCGTGTCCGATGCTGACCACGGCGCGCAGCAGCGTGGCCTTGTCGGCCTCGGTGGCGGCCGTGTTGTAAGTGCCCAGGCGCAGCGGCAGGCCGTAGATCTCCAGGAACTCGGCCAGGTCGCGCACGGCGTAGTTCTTGAACAGGAAGGGCCAGGCCAGCACCCGGAACAGGCCGGAGCGGCTGACATAGCCGCTGCGCGCCTTGTGCTTGTGCAGCAGCCAGCCGAAGGGCCACAGGGCCTCGCCGTCCGGGCTGCCGTCGCGCAGGCGCAGCTCGTTGCGGTCGCTGTTGGGCGAGGTTGGAATGCAGAACCACGCCTGCGGCCGGTGGATGGCCGTCATGGGCAGCAGGTTGCGCTCGACCTTCTGCCACTGCAGCTCCAGACCGGCATATCCGTGGCCAATAGCGTCGGTAAGGTCGAAGATGATGTCCTGGACGTCGCTGATGGTGCCCAGCATTTCCTTGGCGTAGATAGCCAAATCCTTCTCGGCGGCGGAGGCGTTGGGCGGCGGCACGATGTCCCAGTCCAGGTTCTGCAGCGCGGTGCGGCGCTTTTGCATTTCGCTGAAGAGGTGGCCGTCCTTCTCCTCCATATCCTGGAACAGTTCGTGCTGCGATATCAGGTCACCCTGTTCGGCGCGCTGCAGGATGCTAGCCAGGCGGGGCGGCGTCAGACCACGGCTGGGATGGTTCTCGAACTCGGTGCGCAGGGACGCCAGGCGCGTGGTCTGCGGCTCCTGCAAGTTGGCGCGTTCGATAGGGTTGCCAAATTGATCAACGATGGACATGGTGGGCGGTCTTTTCTCGCCGGTCAGTACGCGCCGGCGTCGGAATAAATGAAGTCGTCGTCACGGTCCAGGCCGTCCCAGCGCTGCATGGTCGGAGGTACCGGCTGGTAGGCGTAGACGCCCACGCCGTCGAGCATCACGCTGGCATGCCAAGCCAGGGCGCCACCGATGAAGGTGTCGCCGTGGCGCTTCTTCTTCTCTGCGTCCTGGGTGCGCAGCTCGGGGATTTGGGGGATGCCCTTGATCACACGCGGAACGCGGTGGTCCTGCAGCACGTCGGCGTCCATCGGCAGCTCGATCAGCTCATCCTCGAAGGCGGCCTTGTAGCGCGGCAGGTTTTCCAGATACCAGGGCTGGGTAGCCTGGATCAGCAGCACGCGGCCCTGGCCATAGCGTTGCGCCGTCTCTTCGGAGATCTGCATGCCTAGGCCGCGCGAGTCGAGCGCGGCGCCAATCAGGTAGGGCAGGCGGTCCATCACGTACCAGAGCACCTGCGTCTGCTGACGGAATGGCATGCCGCGCAGCTCGACGATGAAGGGAACGCGCCGCTTGAGGTTGCGGAACTGGATCAGAGGCACGAAGGCCGACAGGTCGCCAACACGGCCGAAGTCGCCTCCCAGATAGCTGGTGACACCATCGAGCCTGGCCAGGGCATCCAGCTCGGGCTTGAGGTAGGTGTCGCACCAGTCGGCGATGGCCAGCTCGCGGGTACGCTCGGGCTCAAAGGTGAACTCGGGCTTGCGCTGGTCGCGCAGCACGGGCCAGCCCTGGCGCATGCAGCGCTCCACCAGTTCGCGGGTGAGGAAGGCGCCTGTACCATGCTTGGGCACGCAGTCCAGCTCTTCCTCGGCATCGTCGCCATACTGCGCCCGGATCTCGCCCACCCACTTAGCCTCGGCCTCGGCCGACCAGGTCTGGCTGGTGCGCTGGCAGACCCGTATGAACAGGCCGTCATCGATGGCATCCGCAAAGGTAACGCGGTGCAGGCTATAGGGCAGGCGGCCGGTGCGAATGTCCTTTACAAGGGTATTGAAGGGGTTGTCATCGCCGTTGTGGGTGCTGATGATGCGCACCTCGCCGCCCCAGATCAGCAGCGCCATAGCGGCCTTGATCAGACCGGCCAGGTCGTTGTGGAAGGCCGCCTCGTCGATGATCACGCGCCCCTGCTTGCCGCGCAGGTTGCGGGGAGTGGACGATAGGGCCGTGATCCGGTGGCCGCTGGCGAAGGTGATCGAGAACTTGAGGACGGACTGTTTCTCCTCGCCTTCGATGAAGATCTCCTCCCCGGACTCGATGTCCACGGCGAAGCCCTGCAGCTGGGCGGCCCACTGCGCGCAATCGAGAATGAACTCGATAGCCATGTCCTTGGTGTAGCCGATGTACCAGACGTCCATGCCGGTATCCAAGGCCGCGCACTCGACTGCATCCTCGGCCTCGGACCAGGATAGGCCGATCCGGCGCGACTTCTCCATCACCTTTACGCGCGCCTTGTCCAGCACCCACTTGCCCTGGTAGTCAAGGAACACACCCGGCGAGCGCTGCTCGTGCAGGTAGTGGATCTCCTGCGCGAGTGGTGCGAGCTGGGGCGGCAGAGGTGCCGGCACCGGGGTCTGGATCACTTCTCGGTCACCCCCAACACTTTCTTGCGCCAGGTCTGGATCACTTCCTCGCTGGCGCCGAGCTTCTTGGCCTCGCGGGTGATCTCCTCGGCCACCTTCTCGGCCTTGGCCGCGATCAGCTTGCGCAGGTTGATCTCGCGGTCCACCACCAGCTTGTCAGCGCCAGCAATGTCCTTCAGGGCCTTTCCCAGGAACATCAAGTCTTCAGGGCTGGCCTGGTCGATATCGCCGATGGATTTGAAGGCCACCACACGCAGCATTTCCAGCAGCATGCGTCCGATATCGCCCTCGGGTTCCTTGCCAAGCTTGTCCACCCACACGGTGGCGATCTGCGACGCTTGGCGGTAGTCCTCCAGGCGCTCGCGGGCATTCTTGACGTAGCGTCCCACGGCCGAGCGGCTGGCATCTCCGCCCATGCTGTCGATGAGCTGCAGGATCTGGTCGATGGTGGCACGGCCCTCTCGCACCGCCTTGTCGACGGCCTCCTTGATGGCCGGATCTAGCTGGTGGATGCTGCTGGGGCGCGAAGGCTTGCGCTTGAAAGCGGTCTTGCTGGGCATGGCGTGGCCCTCAAGGCATCGGCTTCTTGACGCCAGGCGTCATGGCGCGACCATCGGCCACGTCTGCGCCGCGCGCAGTCAGCTTGGCCAGTACCACATCGCCGCTGATGCGGATTTCCACAAGGCCCTGCTCAGCCAGCCATGCGACATCGGTTTTGATCTGGTCCAAGCTGGCGGTGTGGCCATAGATCTGGTCGACAGCGTCGCGCAGCAAGAAGGCGTTGGTGCTGTACCCTGGCGTCTGCTGAAGCACCAGCAGCAGCGACAAGCGGCGATCTTCGGCGATGGTGGTTTGGAAACTCATTTCTGTCTCAGTAGGTGTTCGTGGATCAGCTGGGTCTGGTGCTCAACGCGGGTCAGCAATGAGGCCACGCCGTTGACCTGAGCCTTGAGGCTGGCAACGTCGCTCGCCAGGTGTGCGATTTCCTCATCGGTCGGCATGTGCTGCACCTTCTCTTCCAGCCGCGTAAGCCTGGTGTCCTGATCCACGTTGACCAGGCCGGCCGCCGTGATGTGGTCCTGCAGCTGCTTGCGCACATCTCTGACGGCCTGCGCGTTGTCCTTGTCCTTTGTGCGCAGGTATCCCCAGATCGCCAGCATCCCGATGAAGAGCCATTGCGCGAAGTCCAGCCAGAAGCCAGCGGCCTTGTAGTCGATTTCCATGTCTCCCTTTCAGCGTTGACGCTGTTCGACGAGATCGATCAGACGCTCACAGCGGAGCCGGTCTTCGGCCCACTGTTTGGCGTTGACGGTGTGGTTGTCCCAGGCATCGGCGACTGTGAGTCCGGCCGCAGCGGAACAGGCTTCCGGGGTCGCTGCAGCAGCTCCGCAGGAACCGGCGGGCACGTCTCGACCGTCGAGTGCAGAGTTCCACATCCAGACAGCACCAATAGACACGCGCACAGAACTGAACTTCCAGCTCGTGCGCCATTCGGGAATGATTTCAATCTTCATTGGGAAGACTCCGGGGTGTAGATGTTGCGCAGCTCGGGCACCATGCCGCGCTCCAGCCACGACTTGACGTCGAATCCTGGACAGGTCTTCAGCCACTCAGAGGGCTCGACCAGGCCGTTGCCGTTGCTGTCGGGGGAAAGGTCGCGGTGGCCACATACGCCATCGGCCAGCGTGTAGCCGGCAGGCCAGCTGCGGCCGACAATTCGACGAGGGAAAGCACGGGGGAGGCTGTAGTCCGTGCACAGCATGGTCACGACCTGCTGCAAGCTCTTCCACTGTGCAGGCGTGTACTTTGCATCTCGCTCGGCTCCGCCCACCAGGCAGATGCCTACGGAATTGGCATTGAAGTTCTGCGCGTGCGCGCCGATCTCATCGAGCGAACGGCCGGACCAGACCTCGCCGGTCAGATCGATTACGTAGTGATAGCCGATGGATGGAAGCGACGGATTGAACGCACGCACAGCATCCGGAGCACGCTTGAATCCGCGAGCCGCGTGCCATACGTCGATGACCTTGGGGGCGTTGAGATAGCCCGGCTTGCCGCGCAGCCCTTGTTCAATTGACTTGCCGCTGGGTGTTGCTGAGCAGTGGACGACTATCAGGTCAACCTGCCGGAATGGCGGCTTGTCGACCTGGCGAAGAATGGGGCGAGTAAGCATGCGGGGAATGCTCCCGCATGCGCGCGATGACGACTAGTAAAGCCGTTTACCTGAAAGGCCGGTGGAAGTTACAGGAAGTGACGAAGCTGCCGACGATGCCAGGGCTGCAACGGCACATGATCGAACTGACCTTCTGAAATTGCCTGTTCGCGTTCACAGACCAAGGTCAATGTCTTGAGTGGCGGCGGAGCCTTGGCGCATAGACGGGCATAGTCTGCACGCCAGCCAGCAACCAGGGCAGGTGTTAGCGCTCCGGCCGGCACCTGCTCTATATCGCCGATCAGCTTGGCAGCACCTTCTGCAAGCTCTTTATGCATCTGCTTGCGGTCGCTGTACGCGTACACCAGAGCTAGCAATCCTAGAGCTGAAATAGCGCCAGCCACCCAAGGAAGATGTTCCTTCAAGGCTTGGCCAAACAGCGTGGCGCTGAGAAGAACAGATGTCGCCTTAGTCGCCTTGTCAACCAAGTCAAAGAAACGCTGCCGTGAACGGTGATATCGCAGCTGCACCCACGTCTTGTGCAGTACATCCCACCGCGCGGCCCATGTTTCATCGGCTGCGGCTGCAGCTTCAACATCGGTACTCATAACGAAATGCTACACAAAGTCGTTATGGTTCAGCCCTTCGGCCGGGGTGGCGGCTTGGTTGCTGGCGAGAAATTGACAGTCTGCTCGCTCTTGCGTCGTGCGCCGTCGATGCTGTCTTGGGAATAGGTGCTGCGTGATGGCACGCTGCTAAGGCTCTCGTCTATCCTTTTTGGGGATTGCCGCGGCGTCGGTGGCGGCGTCGAACTCGATGGTTTTTTAGATGCCATTTCTTCCTCCATTAAAGAATTTGACACAGTTACGAAATTTCCATCATCAGAGCACCGTTAGCCGTATGACAGTTCACGATACGACCCCTATACTTGCGCGATGCGGACTTGCCCGTCTCGACCGCCTCGCCACAGGCCTGCACCGCCAGTGCGCTGCCGCGCTGATCTGGCGTCTCATAGACGGCCTGCAAGGCCACGGTAATGGCTTTGATCGTTTCCAGTCGCTCGCTTTGGGTTTGGCCAATGGGCCGCACCATGACGATATCCGTCATGCGCTTGAGATCACCCCCATACCCAAGGTGCAGGGTTGTTTTACCGTCGACCTTGATGGATGCAACGGTGCGCTGTTTATGAGAGGTGACCTGGGCACCTGCCGAGCGCAGGCGGAAGTCTTCAGGCATCTCCGCCTTTTCTGCCAGAGAGTTGAACCTCTTGGCATAGACCTCGGATGAGATGCCGAGTCCTTGGCCATAGACGGAAACTGCGCAGAAGGTCAAGGATGCCGAGAATAGAACAGTGGCTACTTTCATGATGAGCTTCACAATCACTGATGGCTGGTAGGTCTCTTCTTCGCCAGATGGTCACTCCAACCAATTCCTAAAGTGATCCATGTCAGCACCACGGCAGACAGCATGGAACCGATTTTGATTTCCAGCACATGGGTTGCCATGCTGATGCTGCAGAAAGTGATGACAAGCCCCTTGATGATCAACTCCAGATCGCGTCTTTCGCTAACTGAACATCCATTTGCAGCAGAGACTTGCTCCACATGCAGATCTCCCGCGACATAGACGCAGCCACCGTAAATTGCTATCGACGGGTCTTGCTGTGCTGGTTGGGCATCTACCTTCTTCGCGGACGCCAGGATCTCGGCGACTCTCTCCTGCAGGTCATCCGGCATTGCCGCCTCCCCAGTGGACCACACCATCAGATGAGGAGTTGAGGTCCGAACGGCGAACGATATCTGGCAATAGCATGCACCCTCCCTGAAAAAATCAAGCTGCGACCAGCCGTAGAAACCGGGTTGTTGTTCTTTTGACTCCGGCCTCGGCTGAATTGGTGAACTGGCTTACCTCATATTCATAGATCAGATCGACGAGCTGAGCCACTTTCTCTGGGGGCAGCTGCAGCTGTTGGGCGGTCAATTCAGCCAGAACCGCACTGAGCACATCGCGCATGAGCTGCGGCTTGTATTCCAGACTGCCCGGGGGTGCAGCCGCTTTTCCATTTAGGAGGGTGCTGGAGGAGGTCTTGTAGACCCTGGCCATCAACTCCAAGTCAAAGGCGTTCGGCAGGGTATCACCGCGCTCAATGTTCCACAGGGTATTGCGGTGGACTCCAACCTGCGCAGCAGCATCCCCCACTTCCATGCGCCCGCGAGCAGACCGACAACGCTCGCCAAGCACTCGCCGGAAAAGCGTACTTGCAGTGGCGCGCGCAGTCTTTAGCTGCTCAGGAGTAGCGGGGCTATGCACCAGCTCCAGGTAACGCGCGACAGGATCTTCACCAGCTGCGAAGAAATCCTCCCCCGCACCTCCCTTGTGTGCTGTCTTATTTGTGACCATGGACACAATTCTGGGCGAGATGCCTAAAAAATGCAAATACGAGTTTCCACTGCTGTATTTATCCCCATGATCCTGTGAATCCGCACAAACCCTGAAGCATCATGCTGTTGACAATGGGCAATAAATGCCCATAATCATGTGCATGGACACACATACGGCGACCGAAATACACCAGGATTGGCACCCGGCCGACGTCATTGCGGCTCTGCGCAAGCGCCACACGAGCCTGCGGCAACTGGCCCACCAACACGACTACAGCCATATTCAGCGCGTGCTGACCAGCCCTTGGCTGGCCGCTGAGCAGATCGTGGCCAAGGCCCTGGGCATGAAGCCCGAGGAGATCTGGCCCTCCAGGTACGTGGACCCGGCCAGCCGCATGCGGGCGTTTCATATGACCCGGCGCGTCAAGCCGGCCAAGCCTCGGGCGCGAGTCGTGCACAAAAGTCAGGGGGCACGCTCATGATGTGGCTCTCTGCACCAGATCTCGCAGGCCTTCCCGGTCTTCCTGGAACTGCACGCAACGTGCTCAAGCGAGCACAGTCCGAGGGATGGACCAGCCGCCGCCGCGATGGCCGGGGACGGACCGGCTGTGAATACCTGATCACCGATCTGCCTGCAGAGACGCAGCTGGCGTTGGCCGCCCAGGCGGCCGGTTCTGTGAAGCCCGTCGTCAACGCCCTGCGCGCTGGCGAGGCCACCAGCCAAGTGGCGCAGACCCTGGCCTGCGCCACCTCGATGGCGATCTATGGTCAGCAGCTGGAGCGCGCCGGCGCCTTCGACCCCGCCCGCAACCCGCGCCTGGATCTGTTCCAGCGCTTCGAGGCCTATCACCGGGCACGAGGTGGGGCGGTGTGGCCTGCGATCCAGGAGTTCTGCACCCTCTGGACCCAGGGGCAGATCGAGGCCTTGCCTTCCACCCTTATTACCTATCCCCAGCTGCCGGCCAAGACCCTGGACAAGTGGTATCGCGCCTGGCGCGTAAAAGGCGTAGAGGCCCTGCTGGAGCGCAAGCCGCGCCGCGACAAGGGGAAGACCCAACTGACGCGCGACGAAGATCTGCACAGCGTTTTCGTGGCCGCCCTCGCGGAAATGCACGACCCCACCGCTCGCCAGGTGGCGCGCGTGATTAAGGCCCAGCTGGGCGAAGAGGCCGTGCCATCCGAGCGCACCCTGCGCCAGTGGATGCAGGACTTCAAAGCCAACAACCGCGTGGCCCTGCTCAAGCTCAAGAACCCGGACGGCTGGCGCAACAAGTACATGCCGGCCTTCGGCTCACGCAGCGAGCACATCACGGCGCCCAACCAGGAATGGCAGCTCGACTCCACCATTGCCGACGCCCAGCAGCGCGTGGAGATCGCCTTCAATATGCCGGACGGCGAGACGGGCGAGATCCGCCGCCATGCCCTGGTGGCCACCATCGACGTATTTACGCGCCGTGCCACGGTCCTGGTCTCGCGCACCAGCAGCGCCAACGCGGTCAAGGCCATCACGCGCCGTGCGATCCTGGCCTGGGGCAAGCCCCTCACCGTCAAGACCGACAACGGCAAGGATTACACGGCCCAGGACTATGACTTCGCCCTGGGCGCGCTCAAGATCGAGCACATCCTTTGCACGCCTTTCAGCCCGGATCAAAAGCCCTTTATCGAGCGCTTCCTGGGCACGTTGCTGCACGACCTCTTCCCCATGCTGCAGGGCTTCGTCGGCCACGACGTGGCCACGCGCAAGGCCATTGAATCGGCCAAGAGCTTTGCCCAGCGCTTCGGCGACAAGGGCGTGGACCTGCGCATGACGCCCGATCAGCTGCAGGGCGTGATCGATGGCTGGGTGGATGAGTACCACGGCCGCGTGCACAGCGAGTTGGGCTGCACCCCGAACGAGATGGCGGAGCGCCACACCACGCACATGGTGCGCATTGATGAGCGGGCGCTGGATCTCTTCATGATGGCTGTGTCCGACAAGGGCATTCGTACCGTTGGCAAGCGCGGTATCAGCATGCCGGGCGGCTTCTTCGCCGCTCCCGAGCTGGCTGGCGCGATGGGCCAGCAGGTGTACTGCCGCCAGGACGAAGCCGATCTGGGCGCGCTGCACGTCTTTGCCCTGGACGGCACCTACATCTGCCGCGCCCTGGACCACACACGCCTAGGCATCAACCGCGCCGAGCTGGCCGCCAAGACCCGTGCCATCTACGCCCAGCGCATGAAGCCAGCCGAAGACGCCTTGCGCAAGGCTGCCAAGCGCGGCCTGACCGAGAAGGCCGTGGCCGCCATTTACGCCGACCGCCAGGACGCCACCATCGAGCGCAGCGACAACGTCGCGCGCCTGGTACCCCGGGTGGTGCTGGACAGCACGCCGGCTATCCAGAGCGTGATCGCGGCGCAGAACGGAGGCATGCACGACACGGTGCGCCAGGTCGCACGTGCGGCCCTGGAGCAGGCAGATTCGACACCGGTCATGCGACTGGACACGCCGCGCCAGCGCTACAGCACATGGGTCCGCCTGAATCGTCGGGTGCAGGCGGACGAACAGATCGGGGTTCGCGATGCCGACTGGCTTCGCAGCTACGAGGGCAGCAACGAGTTCCAGGCATGGCACTCGATGCAGCAAGGGGAAGACCCGCTGGAAGCGGCGGGCTGAAAAGAAAGCCCGCGAACAGCGCGGTAACGCTGAACGCGGGCAGGTGTCGATTGGCAATCAACAAAGGAAGTGTATGGCAGCAAATAATTTTGATCAACAGATCGCAGGTTCCGGCGTAGCGAAGCTCGCCAACGTTGGCCTGCCCGGTGCAGGGCGTGCTGAGCCGGCGCAACTGCCTAGACAACCAGGCACGGCCTCTGGTGTTCACCAACCCAACCCGTGTGCGGCTGCATCAGGCGTGCAAGACCTGCCAGCACAGGAAGGAGGCCTGACATGGTTCACTGCCAAGTCACCATCACGATGTCTGACGGTTCCAGGGGAAAGCACGAGGGCAACTACAGCGACACGGTGGCCGCCACCATGCGTGCCCTGGAGCTGTTCCCCGAGGCTCGCAAGATCAATGTGGTCGTCACGCCGGTGGCCGATGTCATCCCGCCGACGATGTCACGTCCGCACCTCTCTGCGGAGATCGAATGATGCACCGCCACCATTTCGCTCCCGGCGTGATCGACGGCCCCTATCGAACCGAGCGGCGCTGGCCCCGGCTGCACGCCATCCAGGCCGAGGCCATTCGGTGCCTGCTGGACGCGATCTGCCTGTCAGTCCTGTGTGCGGTGATCGGCTTTGCGGCTGGCTATCTGGGGTGGATGTCATGAGCCAGCTGCAATGCCCCGCCTGCGGCGCCGAGATGAGCCTAGACGTCGTCCTGTCTCACGAGGCGCTGCGCCGTGCCACCTTCGAGCTGCTGCAGATGAGCCTTCCACTCGGCGCGCTGGTAATGCGCTACGTCGCCCTATTCCGCCCTGCCAAGAACCGCATGGGTGCCGACCGCATGGCCAAGCTGGTGGGCCAGCTGGTGCCCGACATGCAGCGCCAGACGATCACGCATCGAGGCCGGGACTGGGACATGCCCCTGGAGGGCTGGCGCGCGGGCCTCGAGGCCATGCTGGAGAAGGCCGCGGCCGGCAAGCTCACGCTGCCCCTGGACACGCACGCCTACCTCTACACCGTGCTGGTAGGCCTGGCCGACAAGCTGGAGGCTGGCCAGGAGGAGGCCACCGAGCAGCAGCGCCGCAACCGTGGTGGCGACGGCGCGAACCTCGGGCCGGTGTCGCTGGCCGATGTGGTCCAGAAGGCCGAGCCGCGCAAGCTGGGCGTGCCGACGCACATCAAACAACAGCTGGCCGAGATCCGGCAGCGCACGATGCTGGGTGGCGCGTCATGAAGACACCCGATGAACTGAAGGCGTATGAGCAGCTGGTCGACAAAACGACCCAGCAGCTGATCACCCATGCCCTTGCAGAAAGCCAAGGCAACGTCGCCTTGGCGCTCAGCGGTCTGCTCAGCGCCTACGGCACCTTGGCAGGGCGCCACGGCGATGCACACGGCCTGCAGGAATGCGCGGGCCTGACCATGTCCTTGTCCATTCATCTCGCTCAGCTTGCCGCACAACGTCGCCCGAGCAACAACGGCCTGAGTGGATCTGTTCACTGAAAGGGGAAACCATGCAGCAGCAAATCGCCATCACCCCAGCCCTGGTGCTCAACGAGCTGAGCAACCACGTCGGCCAGAAGAACGGCATCCACGTCCGCGAGCTAATCCAGGCCGCCACCGGCCAGGTGTTCACCACCGGGCCGATGGAACGCAAGGTGCGCCAGATCGTGGTGGAACTGCGCATGGAAGGCCACCAGATCTGCGCTCACCCGGCCACGGGCTATTTCATGGCCGCCACGCCCGCCGAGCTGCAGGAGACCTGCAAGTTTCTCTCCGACCGTGCCATGTCCAGCCTCAAGCAGATCCAGCGCATGCAGAAGGTCGCGCTGCCCGAGCTGCTGGGGCAGCTTCAACTTGAAACCTGAAAGGAATTTCTCACCATGACCGCTATCGACAACATCAGCAAGCGCGCCGAGGTGTATGCCACCGCACGCCAGCTCCTGGCTGACCAGGTCGGCGCCTTCAATGACGGCCTGGCTGCGCTGCGCAAGGACCACATTCCCGGCATCAAGAAGGCCTTGGCCAAGGCGGCCGACGCCGAGGCCGCGCTGCGCGGCCTGATCGAGGCCCATCCCGACTGTTTCACCAAGCCGAAAACGCAGGTTTTCAGCGGCGTGAAGGTGGGCTACCAGAAGGGCAAGGGCACGATCAGCTTCGAGGACGCCGACTCCGTGGTGGCTCGCATCCGCAAGCACCTGCCCGACCAGGCCGACGTGCTGATCCGCAGCAAGGAAGTCCCGGTGAAGGACGCCCTGGCCCAGCTCAGCGCGGCCGACCTCAAGAAGATCGGCGTCTCGGTCTCTGAGGCCGGCGACCAGATCGTGATCAAGCCCGTGGACAGCGAGGTCGACAAGATGGTTGAGGCGATGCTCAAGGCTGCGGGGGAAGAGGCATGAGCGGCAATCAGTTCCTCACCATCGCAGGGCGCTGGCGCCAGCATGTCCAGGCCGGTGGCCTCGACAAGGTCATGCCGAAGGAGCAGCAGCGCTTTGCGATGCTCATGTTCTACGCCGGCTTCGGTGCTGCACTCGAAGCGGCAAACGAAGTCGCCGCCTTTCCAGAGGGTGAGGCCATGCAGCTCTTATCTGCATTGCACCAGGAGTTCAACGTGATCGCCAACGTTGCCCTGGCAGCTACTCCCGGCACTCGCCCGAACTGACCATGAGCACCATCCAGGCAGCCAAGTCCGGCATGGGCTTTCTGAGCGCGGGGCAACGTGAAGCCTGCTGCCGCTGCGCGCATGTCACCAAGCAGTACGAAGGCCAGTTCGCCAGCCCGTCGACGACGCAATGGAAGTGCCTTGAAGGTGGCTTCCTGACCTCTGCAATGGCCGTGTGCCAACGCTTTCGGCCTATCTCTATCAACCGAGGAGTAACGCGATGAGCGCGCAAGCCAACCCCTTCAAGGCCGGCGTTTACGACGGCCGGGCGATTTACCACACGTGCGCCGAAGACCGCGTGCGCATGGTGCAAGGCATGAATCGCGCTGAATGTGAAGCCGGGCTCAAGGTCAAAGGCCTGCAGAAGGGCGTCGTGCTGGCCCTGGAGCGCCGCCTGCGCAAGCTCGACAAGGTGAGCACGACCGTGCGATTTGAGGATCGCGGCCAGGACTTCCTGGAGTGGGATCTCGACGCCCAGGGCAATGTCATCGAGTGCCAGCCGTCACAGGGCTGGGTCTGGTGCGGCCGTCAGGTGGTGAATCACGGGAGCTTGAAAAAGGGCACCTATCTGATCCTCGATGACATGGCGACCGTTAACTACCCGGCGGTCAAAGTCCAGCGCTTCAAAGGAGCCAATGCATGAAGTCCTACGAGCAACTGGCCGTCAATGCCTACGCGGCCTACTTGAAGCGCCTGCTGTGCGCTGATCGTCGCAGTCTGCCCGGCACCACCCTGATGACGCTGAACGAGCTGGAGCATGTCCAGAAAGCCATCTTCGAGGGCAAGGTGGACCCGGTGCTGTGTTGGGCTGCTCTTCAGCCTGATACCAGGGAGGCCTGGATAGAAGCCGCCAAGCAGGTCGTGGCCGAGGCGGCATTGACCTAGGAGCAATTCACGCGTGGCGGGCCGGCCTGGGACGCGATAGGCCCGTGGGGATTAGCCGTTGAGTGCCCCGGTGAACCAACAGCTGCCACCTGTACAGGCGCAGTTGCCATGCCAGAAAACCACGTTCGCAGTCAGTGATGGTGTGCCGGTCCTTTCATGCCAGGTGCTGACCGTATGGCTCCACGCAACGGGCCACAAATTCTAGTGAGGGAATGATGCGACAGATTCAACTTTTCCCGCGCTTCGCGGCGCCCGTGGTGACTGGCACGATGAAACAGCACATCTGCAAGGCCAGGGTGTCCCCTGGTGACTTGGTCGAATTGAAGTGCGGCCGGCTTTTGCTTGGTCGCGCCAAGATCCGGATGACGCACGACGTATCCATCGAGTACCGGGGCTACTTCCCCTCGGTTCGCCTGAATGGTGATCAGCTCGACAGCAAGGGCATGGAGGCCTTCGCACGCCGTGTCGGCTTTCCGGACCTGGCCACCTTGATCGACTTCCACGCCGAATTCGATCTCTTGCCACTGCGCAGCAAAGTGCTGGACTTCGAGCTGGTGCGAGAGGCGGTGACCGTATGAGCCCAGACCTGCATGATTTCTGGCGGCTGATCTACCTGCTGGCCGGCGAGCCGCACTACCTGGTGGTGGTCGAGGTCATCGCCGCCGTCTGTGGCCTGCTGGGCAGCTTGCTGCTGGCCCTCAAGGGCCAGTCCGCCCCCTGGGGATGGATGTTCTTCATGCTCAGCAATGTGGGATGGCTGGCCTTCAGCTATGGCTTCGGACACTGGTTTCTGCTGGTCCAGCAGATCGGCTTCTCCATCACCAGCGCCATCGGGATCTGGAAGTGGCTGATCGAGCCAGTCCTAGCTACTCAAGCAAAGAAAAGAGCAGGGCAATGCTGATCTCAGGCCTTACCTGCATCGATCTGCTCTTTTCCTTTGGCGAGAGCGTATTCGAACGCATCTTCCTCGGATTCGAAGATCGGGGCGTTCTTCATTTTGATATCAATTTCAACGGTCTCACCGCCCCTGTACGACTGCATGACGAGACGCGGATCAAAACGGCCATCGGCAAGCCTCTGGGGCTCGCACTGCAGCAGCCAACCCTTGTATCTGGTGGTCCATTTATCCATGCCGGTTGCCTCCTATTACCTGTCCTAGAAGGCCAGTATGTCACGACCCGTTCCGCTCTGGCAGGGAGATCATGATGCCTATCTACCGCCTCAAGACCGGTATCGTCCACGTCAAGGGCACCAAGCTGCCTGCGCCCTGTGGTGCACGCATCCTGCTCGATGGCAAGGAGACGGTTTGCCTGGCGCCAAGCGAGTTCCTGTGTGACGGTCCGCCGCCGCCTGAGCGAGCACGTGACATCCACGGCACCGGCACCTGCGACCGCTCGCTCTGTGAGGCGCACGCGCACCAGGTCGGCCCGAACCGCCACCTGTGCCCCGCTTGCTTCAGGTCTGATGCAGACGCTGGCCGGCAGCGCAGCCTCTTCACTTCCCTGGTGTCGTCATGAGCAGACCGTCCACCAGGAAGACCATTGAGACAGATCTCGGCACCGAGGTGCAATGCAGCAAGTGCGAGGAGTTCTGGCCATGCGATCCTGAGTTCTTCTTTTTCTCAGGTGGGCGCCCTCATTCCTGGTGCAAGGCCTGCTATGCCGCCGACCCCAAGGTTCAGGCGAGAAGGGTACGTGCGTCTGACAAGCTGTCGCAGCAGCGCCGCCTGGCGCGTGGAGTCTCCACATGAATAGCCGCGCCGTCGACATCAAGGCCATCCATGCCATGCAGCGCGAGCTGGGCCTGCAGGGCGACGACGCCGAGGCCCTCAAGCTGAGCGTCACAGGCGTGGCCAGCTCGGCCGACATGAACGACTTCCAGCGAGCCAAATACCGTGCCCACCTACACCGCCTGGTCGTGGCCCGCAAGAGCCCGGCGCGCCAGGTTGAAACGACCACCAAGCGCCGCCCATCGCGGCCCACGCCCTCGGTTGATGCCGCCCCTATGGTGCGTCGTATCCGCGCCCAGCTGATCAGCCTGGGCCGCCTCCCTGACACCTATGCCGACGGCATCGCCAAGCAGATGCTGGGTGACCAGGCCCCCAAGTTCTTCGAGTGGTGCACGCCGCACGACCTCTACAAGATCACCCAGGCGCTGGGTGTCGAGCAAGAGCGCAAAGGAGCCCCAACCTTATGAGCTACCCGTTAAGCAACCCTGCCGAGGTCAGGCGCCACGAGCTGCTGGCCGATATGGCCGAGCAGGCGGCCCACCACCTGATCACGAAGCATGGCGTCGAAGAGGAGAAAGCCTTCGACGTGGGCAACGCCCTGGCCGACTTCCTGGCCGAGCACTGGAAGGGTCAGCATGTCTACTTCGTGAGCGACCAGGCGTACCGCCTGTCCGAGCGCGATTGGGAGATCTTCCGCCGCATGAAGCGCGGCGCGGCCCACGACCTGGCGCGCGAGTTCGACATCAGCTACGTCCGCGTCCACCAGATTTATCGGCGTTGCCTGGCTGAGTACCGCAGGCGCACTCAGCACGACCTTTTCGCGGACGCCAACGTGCCCGGGGAAGCCACCGGCCAGGCAGTCGGAAACGGGTCTTGAACAGGCCTGTCAAGCGGCCATCAAAAGCAGGTTATCCACAGCCATGAAGCAGCCCCAACCATCGTCCGAATTCATGACTTTCCTCCCCCTGAGGGAATTCGGACGCCCCCGTCCGAATTCATCGGTTCGGAGCCAGCCAAGGGCGATCAGCCAGGCGGCAGCTGCAGTGGTAGGGTGCCAGGCGACACTGGCGGCCGTTTGCCCCCGCGTGGCGGGCACGGAGGCCCTGTTGGGCGATGTTGCTCAGCTGCTCGGATTGCCTCGGCCTGGGGCCGGAACGTTCTCCGCTGGAAGCGTTGCCACCCCGGGTAAGATCGTCGCCACCCCCGATGGCTGGGTCTGGCGTCGTCATGTGCCCTAGAGCCCTGATTTCATTGAAAAAATCCCGCCTTTTCCCTCTTTTTCCCGCCTTATCCCGTTTCCTCTAGGATCGAAGCCATGCACAACTGCGACGTGTTGAGGCATGGGAGCATGGCGTGAGACAACAGCGCTGCTAGGTTAGCTGCTCCAGCACTTGTGTCGGGGATATGCCAATCGCCTTGCATACGCCCAAAAATTCGATCACATCAAGCTGCCGCTCCCCGCTTTCGTACTTGGACACGAATGACTGCGGGCGCTTCAACTTCTCTGCGACTTGAGCCTGCGTGAGCGCAGCATCCCCCCTTGCTTTGGCAAGGACGGCGCGGAGCTTCCGGTACGGCAGGGAATGCAAGGATCGAGGCACCGGCCGATCCTGAATCCCGTTTTGGAATATCCCAAATTAGGATAATATTTTTCCCGTACCAACCCGAGTACAGATGCCAATGGCATATCGACTTACCGATTAACCAGGGAGACAAGCATGTACGACATCTACCGCAATGACCTCAAGGACAAGTGGCGATACACCTTAGGCAAGGCCGGCAGGAAGCTGCCTCCACTTTGTCGCCAATGGTGTGCGCTAACGCCATCTCGGCCATCTCATTCGGATAGTCCGTATTCTCGGCTACCCAGTCCCTGAAGGTCGAACGGAACCCGTGCGGAACCGCATCGACCTTCATCCGTCTCAGTACCGCTGACAGGGTCATGTCGCTCAACACGGACTCGCGAGGGCTGGGAAAGACATACTGGTTGACAGCAATCTTCTTCTGCCCCTTCACGAGAGCCAGCGCTGCATTGGACAGCGGCACCCGGTGCTCCTTTCCCGCCTTCATGCGCCCTGCTGGTACCGTCCACACGCCCACCTTGAGGTCAAACTCACCCCAAGTAGCCCCTCGAACCTCGCCCGACCTTGCCGCCGTCAGGATGACAAACTCCAAGGCTCTTGCTCCAGTGCCTTCTTGCCTCCGGAGCGCAGCCATAAATCTCGGCATTTCGCCATAAGGCAGCGCTCGATGGTGGCTGGTCTTAGCGATCTTGCCGGGTTCCGCCAGCAAGGTGTCGAGGCGTCCTTTCCATTTCGCCGGATTAGGACCTGCTCGGTACTCCCGCACCGTCGCCCAGTCCAACACTGATTCGATGCGACCACGTAGGCGCGAAGCGGTCTCCGTCTTCGTGTGCCAAATGGGCTCCAGCACTTTCAGGACGTGCGGCAAACCAACGTCGCGGACCAGCATCTGACCGATGATCGGGTTCGCATAGCTCTCAATGGTGCTGCGCCACTGCTGCGCGTGCTTCGCGTTTCGCCAGCTCGACTCGTGAGTCTCGATGTACTTTGTGGCGCACTCACTGAATGTCAGAGCCTTGGCCATCTCCGCGATCAAGGAACTCCGAGCGGTCTTGCGCTCCTGGATCGGGTCAACGCCAGCGGCGATCTTCGCCCGGGCGGCCCGGGCCGCCTCCCTAGCGCCGGCGAGTGACACGTCGCCATATGAGCCCAAGCCCATGTCACGGCGGACCCCTCCGATCTTGTACCGTAGTATCCAGCTGCGGGTACCGCTTGCGTGGACTACCAGCGCCAAGCCAGGCACACCACCGACGAACGTCGTCCCTCGTCTCGTGATGTTCTTGACAGCCAAGGCGCTAAGTTCGCTTGCCTTGTTACCCATCCTTTCACCCATCCTTCTGGAGCGAGATTTCCCGATACCGAGTGAGAGCTCCTGATTGATTAAAACGCGAGCTGTATAGGAGAAAAGTCACCAGCGTGACTTCTGCTGGCACGATGTGAGAGTCTAACTGAGTAGTCTCCCTCTCCGCCAGACATCAAGCAATGACGGGCCTTACGGCCCGTTTTTGTTTTCGACCCGACATCCAACCCAGCCAAATGGCCAAGGGTTGAAAATGTTGTTCAAACGACGTCGCCCCGTTTTCAGTCGCACTGGGCTTAAGAGTCCTGGGGGAGGGTAATTAACGGGTCTTCCATCAGCCTCTGGGCATAGGCGGTGGGGTAGCCCGCCAAGGGATCTCTTGGCGCGCGCCTCGTTGTATTCCCGGCGTCAGCCGCTGACGACCGCACATGCCCATCGGATACATTTATCGGCGCCTCGCCGATAGAACCAGTTGAATCATCAACTTCAATCAAACTGCAGCCTCAGCACCGGAAGGGCTCCACGTTCATGACTCACGACATCAATCGACTTTTCCAAGCTGCGGTCAACACGCATCAATCTGGCAGCCTTGATGAGGCGAGAAAGATGTACAACGCCATCCTGGCGATGGAGCCACTGCATGCCGACTCGATGCATTTGCTCGGCGTCCTTGAATGGCAGCAGGGTAAATCGGATCAATCCGTCAGATATATCAACGACGCCATTCGCATCAAGCCTCGTGTCGCCCTGTATCACAACAACTTGGGCAACGTGTACAAGGAAAAGGGTGAGCTTCAGTCGGCCTTGACCAGCTATGCACGGGCCGTAGCGCTTAACCCCACCTACGCCGAAGCCTTCTGCAACTCAGGCTTGGTACTCAGTCTTCTCGGACAGTACTCCGACGCTCGGGCACGTCTTGAATACGCCATCTTCTTGAAGCCGGGAACCCCCGAATTCCACAACACGCTCGGCGTTATTCTCGCCTCCGAGGGGGGTCAAGAAGAAGCAGCCATCAAAGAGTATGGAAAAGCGATCGACTTGCGGCGGGACTATGCCGACGCTTACTGCAATCGCGGCAATGCTCTCCAGAAATTGGGGCGACATAAAGAGGCTCTCGTCGAATATCAGACCGCCGTCAGACTCAAGCCGGATTATTTTGAAGCGATTAGCAACATGGGCAACGTGTATGCCTATACCGGCGACTATGCAAAGGCCCGTGAGCTACACGAAGCGGCAATTCGAATCAACTCCTCCTACGCGGAGGCACATAACAATCTTGGCTTCACTTTGAGCGAGATGGGGTTATACGACGACGCCTTGGCGAGCTACAGGCGGGCGCTCGATATCAACCCAGAGTACCCAATGGCCAACTGGAATCTGGCCTGCTGCTTGTTGCAAGCGGGCCAATATGATTCAGGTTGGCAGCAACATGAATGGCGCTGGAGGTCTCACCTGCCGGCTGGCTGCGAGCATAAGTTCGAATTCTCCAGCCCGCAGTGGACTGGAAAAGAGCCATTGGACGGGAAAACGATTTTGCTTCATGCCGAGCAGGGTCTGGGGGACACCATCCAGTTCTGTCGGTATGCAAAGTTGGTCCAATCACTTGGGGCAAGCGTCATTCTTCAAGTTCAGCCGCCGCTCAGAGAGCTGATTGCGACGCTAGACCCGCAGATAAAAGTTCTGAGCGATCAGGAGCCGCTGCCTGCGTTCGACTATCACTGCCCCCTCCTAAGCCTCCCGCTGGCATTCAAGACAGATGCGGAATCAGTGCCGGCGCCGCGCCGTTACCTGTTTTGCGACCCGGATCATCTCCGGCTCTGGACGGAGCGCCTTGGGGTCAAGAAGCGCTTCCGGATCGGCATCGTATGGGGTGGAAACCCAGGCAACACGAAGGATCATCGACGCAGCATTTCCTTGGATCAATTTATGGAAATGACCACGGCCGATGCAGATTACATATGTCTTCAAAAGGAACTCAGGGGCGGCGAGCACGAGCTCATCAAGAAGTTCCCTCACGTCAAATTCGTTGGAGAAGAGATAAAGGATTTCAGCGACACAGCGGCTCTATGCGAGTTGATGGATCTCGTCATCAGTGTTGACACAAGTGTTGCGCACTTGGCGGGAGCACTAGGAAAGGCCGTATGGATATTGCTCTCGACAAATCCGGCTTGGCGCTGGTTGGCTCATGGAGAAGAATGCGCGTGGTATCCAACGGCTCGGCTGTTTCGTCAAAGCAAGCCGGGAGACTGGTCAGGTGTACTAGCGCAAGTCAGGAATGAGTTGAATCGAGTTGTGGTCCAAGGTGAGCCTTTTGATAAGGTTTAA